TATGGGCCCTTGAACCCTGAAGAACCGTCCAGGGACTTTTGGGATAAGAAGGCTAAGATGTGGGGCATTTCGATTGAAGATGCCCAAACAGCGCGGTGCGGTAATTGCGCTGCGTTTATCCAGACCCCAGCGATGCTGGCCTGCATTGAAAAAGGCATTCACGCCGAAGACGCCCAGGAAACGGGCATGGAGCTTGAGAAAGATGTCGTTAAACGATCTAACTTGGGCTATTGTGAACTCTTTCATTTCAAATGCGCCGGAGCGAGAACTTGCGACGCATGGCTGGTCGGGGGTCCAATTAAGTAATGGCATTGCTACGATTATTCCTCAAGCCAGGAATTGACAAACAAAACACGGAATATGGTGCTGAAGGCGGCTGGATTGACGGTGATTACATCCGCTTCCGTTATGGCTTGCCTGAAAAAATGGGTGGATGGACCCTTTTTGGAGGTGCGGAAGTCTATCTTGTCGGAAATGCTAGTGAAGTTTTTAGTTGGAACGCTTTGGATGGGTCGCCTTACCTAGCTGTTGGCACGAATCGAAAGTTGTATGCCTACAATGGAGGTGTTTGGGCAGACATCACGCCGATAAGAAGCACAACGGCAGCAGGAGATGTCACCTTTGCGGCCCCCTACAGTACCCTTGCTGCGGATATTTCGGCGACTGATACAACCTTATCTGTCGCATCCGCCACCAATTTTCCTGATGAAGGGGTTCTGCTAATTGGCAGTGAACAGATAGCTTATGCGTCACGTTCAGGGGTTAATTTTTTAAACTTAACTCGTGGTTACAACGGTACTACAGCTGGTTCTCACACGACAGGCGCTAGTGTAGGCAGCTTTCAAATCCGTGTTGCAGACACCTCTCACGGAGCTGTTCAGGGGGATTTTGTAACTTACAGCGGTGTTGACGCATCTGGTCTCGGCGGCAACATCACCCAGGCTATTTTGCAATCTGAGTTTGAGATCACCAGCATTGCAAGCGCTAATGCTTATTACATCACTTCGCCTTCTGCAACGAATGCTTCTGATATTGGCAATGGTGGTGCTGCTGTTGTTGGGCAATATCAAATTAGTGTAGGCAGCGATATCAGTTTTTTCGACTATGGATGGGGTGTAGGTACGTGGGGTTTAGGTGGATGGGGCACAGCGCGCCCCGTGGGCCAAGGTCTTATCTCACGGGTCTGGCAGCTTGATTCTTTTGGTGAAGATCTGATCTGTCAGTTAGTCGATGGCGGGATTTATTATTGGGACACTAGCGGAGGGCTTAGCACCAGAGCTGTTGCCATCGCAGGGGCACCAACAAAAAGTAAATATGCACTTGTCTCTACGCCAGATCGACATCTTGTGTGTTTTGGTACAGAGGGAACGGTTGGGACAGCTTCTACCCAGGATCCCATGTTCGTACGATTTTCAGCCCAGGAAGATCCTTACACGTTTACCGAAAGCGCTACAAATACAGCGGGCGGGCAGAGGCTGACAGACGGTAGTTTTATCGTGAGCGCCGTGCGTTCACGGGGCCAAATCCTTATTTGGACAGACACCTCCATTCATGGCCAGCAATATGTTGGTCCCCCTTATACGTTCGGGTTCCAGCAACTAGGTGCTAACTGCGGATGCATTGGGCCGCATGCCGCCATTGACGTCAATGGGGTTGCCTATTGGATGAGTTTTGAGGCTTTTTATGTCTTTGATGGCACAGTTAAGAAAATCCCCTGTACTGTTCAGGACTACGTGTTCAAGAACCTCAATGTTGTGCAGGGCCAAAAGACCTTTGTAGGCGTTAATACACAGTTCAATGAGGTTACTTGGTGGTATTGCACGCTTGGTTCTGATTACATCAATCGGTTTGTGACCTTCAATTACGTAGAAAACGTATGGTCCGTGGGCACGATGCCTAGAACTGCTTGGCAGGACATTGGCACTTATCCAAAGCCTACGGGGGCGGAATACCTACAAGATTCTACCGAGGCAACGATTTCTACCATTTACGGGTTGACGGCGGGGAGGACAATCCTGTTTAACCAGGAAGACGGCCATGACGGCAATGGTGAGTCGATTGATGCATACATCCGATCCGGGTACTTTGATATCGGCGATGGTGACAACATGCTCTTGATGAGCCGATTTATTCCTGATTTCAAAAACCAATTAGGTAATCTCACCGTTAGGCTTTTATTGAGGCCTTATCCACAAGCTCCAGCCGTTCCGAGCACCTTGGATCCTTATGTCATTACACCAACTACACAAAAAGTAGATACACGAGCGCGCGGAAGACAGATTAGCCTGGGTATTGAAAGCAGTGGTCTTGAAACTAACTGGCGTTATGGCACGTTGCGTGTTGACATCCAGCCTGATGGGTTGCGATGAGTAAAATTAATAACGTCCGCTTACCCAATGCGGCAACCCAGAGTTATAGCCCGGAGCAGTTCAACCAGCTAATCCGGTCACTTGAGCAAATTGTTCTTCAACTCAACACGACTTATACGCCCGTTTTCACCGAAAATACGCAATCCGCTGTCACGTGGTATGACGGTAACCGAGGACCGGATATGGATAGTCCACTGATTGTTAACACCTCTTTTGATTCATTCGGCAGGCTGCGTGTCTCCAATCCGTTTACGCTTTTCGACAGCCAGAATCGTTACCAAAAAGACCCCCAGTTCAGTGAAGAACTTGTAACGGGCGGTACGGCAACTTACGTGGCCAACGAATCCAGTGTTGACCTAGCCGTAACGACGTCTTCAGGCAGCAAAGCCGTTCGGCAGAGCTTTCGCGTCTTTCCCTATCAGCCAGGAAAGAGCCTCTTGGTCCTTGCGACGTTCGTCATGAACGCAGGCAAAACGAATCTGCGCCAGCGTGTGGGCTACTTCAACACAAGTAATGGTGTGTTTTTTCAGATCAACAACACGACCAAATCCTTTGTACTGCGCACCAACACGTCAGGCACGCCCAGTGACACACGGACCGTGGACCAAGCTGACTGGAATGGTGACAAGCTCGATGGCTCAGGGCCCTCGGGCATTACACTTGACATCACCAAAGCACAGATCCTGTTTATGGATTTTGAGTGGCTTGGCGTGGGGTCGGTGCGCTGCGGCTTTGTGATCAACGGGACGTTCATTCTTTGTCATACGTTTAATAATGCCAACGATTTGGATAAGGTCTACATGACCACGGCCATCTTGCCTGTGCGTTATGAGATTGAGAATACGGGTGCAACAGCGTCGTCTTCTACGATGACGCAGATCTGTTCGAGTGTCGTGTCAGAGGGCGGCTATCAACAAAAGTCCGCCTTGACCTGGGCGCGCATGACATCGGTCATGGTAGCAACAACGACCATCGCTCCGATGGTTTCGATTCGTCTCAAGAGTACGGCACTTGGAGCGATTGTCATCCCGTCCGTCTTTAATGCATTGCCTGTTGGGTCGGTGTTGGATTATGAAATTCTCTTGATCAAAAACGCAACCCTAACAGGCGCATCCTTTTCAAGCCTTTCAACGAATGTTGAGTATGACCTTGCCGCCACGGCGCTCACCGGAGGCACGATCGTTGATCAGGCGTACACAGCGGGCAGCAATCAGGGGTCTGCGTTGGCTAGCCAGGGCACGGACTATAACTTTGACTTGCAGTTAGGCGTCTCTGTTTCAGGGACCAGCGACATCTATACCCTAGCTGCGCGAACCCTTTCAGGTTCTGATGACATCATCGGCGCGTTGTCCTTCTACGACCTAACGGACTGATGCCATGGCCAATAAGTACTTTCGTGAATACCTAATCCCCAGTGCAGCTACTGAGACTGCTATCTACACCGTGCCTGCTGCTAATGCAGCCACGGTACGCTCGTTGCGTGTGACCAATGCAAATGCAGCAAGTGCGTTGATTACGGTGGTTCATTACGAAAGCGGTGGCGTCACGGCGCACTACCTGCTCAAAGCCAAGTCCCTGCCTGCTAATGGTTCGTTTGATGTGTTCAATGGCGTGCCCTTGAACATGGAAGAGGGCGATGTGCTCAAAGTTACTTCAAGTGTTGCTACGGTGACTTTTTATCTGTCCTACCTAGAGATGGACAGAAGCTAGCATGATCGCGCATAATTCAAGCCATCTTTCGCGTCCTTTCCCGGCGCGCGGTCCATGGACCATGGCACTTTCGGAAAGGTACTAATATGGAAGACATGCAAGGCATTATGTCGTTGCCTCAAGAAGGCGCACAGGCTCCTGGAATTGATCCCCAGCAGATGGCGGTCTTTGACCAGATGCGTCAGCAGATATCGCCCAAGGAGTTTGGGGACGAGCTTTTAAATGGCGCAATGCAGGCTGACCCAGAAGCGGTCAAAGCTTTTAGAGATGAGTTGATGGCATTGGAAGTACCCATTGACACGTTGATGATGCTCAACGAAATGGTAGATGTCATCCTCGCCAATCCGCAAGACTACCCTGCATTAAGGCGCGAGTATTTGCGCCGTGGCGTTACGGAAGACGTACTTCCGCCCACGTTTGATCCCGCCTTTTTTGGCGCGTTGAACATGGCACTTGATCAAATGCCCGTACAGCAGCCTCAAACACCTGCGCAAATGGCAGGCGGCGGTATTGCACAACTTGCCCAGTATGGTCGCAATGGCGACACTATGCTTGCGCACATTACGCCGGAAGAAGCTGCCATGCTTAAGCGCATGGGTGGTGCAGGAACCATTAATCCCATGACTGGATTGCCTGAGTACGGCAATATTTTTAGCTCCATCGGCAAGGCTGTAAAGAAGTTTGCCAGTAGCACGGTCGGCAAGATTATTACGACAATAGCGCTTGGGTTTTTCTTAGGGCCTGCTGCGGCTGGAATGCTTGGCGTCACCTCAAGTGCGGGTGTTGCGGCAGTCAGTGGGTTTGTTGGAAGCGCGGGATCCACGCTATTGGCAGGAGGAAAGTTAAAAGACGCGCTTAAAGCCGGAGCAATTGGTGGATTAACCGCAGGAGCAGGCGCTGCAATCACCGGAGGAGCATCAGCGTTTGATTCACGCGTAGTGGGCGGTGCAAACGCTGACTGGTCAGGATTTGGACAGCCTGAAATAGCTGCTCCACAAACCCTTGTCCAAGCACCTCCGCCCGCAGATCTTGCAGCAAGCATACCTGATCAAGTGGCCATGTTAGAAGCTAACATGGCTCCGCAAGGCCGTGGCATAGATGGTTCCGGAGTAGTAGCGGGTCCACGCACTAACTATATAAGGGATGCCGTATATAAGCCCTCTGTGGACGCTAACTTAGTCCAGGATGTGATGGGTCCACGCACTAACTATATAAGGGATGCCGTATATAAGCCCTCTGTGGACGCTAACTTAGTCCAGGATGTGATGGGTCCACGCACTAACTTTATAAGGGATGCCGTATATAAGCCCTC